AAACTGAAAGATGTTGGTACAGTATTTGGTGTTGAAGGTAATAAGGTTCCAGTGTCTTATGTAAGAGCACAATTAGACTATAAAGGGGAAAACTATAAAGAGGATTTTCAAGTTCTAGATATGAGTAATGCCTTTGGTAATATAAAAGAAGAGAGTGGAGTGACACTTTCTGGAATACTAGGAAGTCAATTCTTTCATAAGTACCAATATGTACTAGATTTTAAAGAGTTAATTGCCTATTCTAAGAAATAATGGAAGATATTATAAAACTTAGGTCTGGATACAAAGCTGTAAACTATCTCAAGAAGATGCCTAAGCCTGATGGTTCTGAATCAAAAACTTATGTACTTAAGACTGATGTGCCTACATTAAGAGTTGGTGAAGTGGGAGGTGTATGCCACATACATAAGTTTACTAATCCATCAGAAGGTCCAATAATTATAGAAGGTCAGGAGCTTGAGGAAGCCAAAGCAGTTGTCAAATCTATAGACTTTGTTGAGGGTTATGGATGGACTATAACATTTGAATGATGATATATTTTGTTACTGATCAGAGAGAACTATTTGAGTTTCCTGATGCTAAGTATAAATGTATTTCTGTAGAAGAGTCTCTTAAAATATTAGAGCCTCTTCAAGTAGTAGGTTTAGATACTGAAACTACAGGTATGGAGATATGGCAGGGTAGATTACTTACTCTTCAACTTGGCAATAAGGAAAATCAAGTTGTAATAGACTGTATGACTATTGATGTCAAGCAGTATAAGGATTATCTTGAAAGTGACAGACTATTCATCATTCATAATGCAAAGTTTGATTTAAGATGGCTGTATAAGGAACATATTGTAGTCAGAAATGTCTATGATACTTATTTAGCTGAGAAGATTCTATTTCTTGGATTTCCACCTGGCATTGTATCTTTGTCCTTGCAGGCTTGTTGTGATAGGTATTTACATATCTATCTTGACAAGACTGTCAGAGGACAGATACATGCAGGTATGACAGAAGAGGTTATAGTTTATGCAGCAAATGATGTTGTGCATCTTGAGGATATTATGAACTTGCAGCTTATTACTATCAATGCAAGAGGTCAAAAAGTGGCACTTGATATTGAGAATGAGTTTGTAAGAGTCCTTGCATATATTGAATATTGTGGCATTAAACTTGACCCTGTTAAGTGGAAGGCTAAGATGGCTAAAGATGCAGAGAGGTTAAGGATTGCTGAGCAGAAACTTAATGATTGGGTAGTAGATTATGTAATGAAAAAGGATGACCTTTCCCTCATTGCAAGAAACTATGATACTCACAAGAAAGGTAAGCCAGCCAAACTTGCAGATAATGTGTATGTGGTAATACCACAACCTTCATTATTCTCTGAGTTTGATACTGGACCTCAATGTATTATTAACTGGAATAGTTCCAAGCAGGTAATCAGATTGTTTGAAGAACTTGGATTTGACCTATTGGTTAAAGACAAGAAAACAGGCAAGATGAAAAAGTCTGTGGAGTCTAAGTTTATAGAATTGCAGGCAAGTAAGAGTAGTATTGTTCCTTTATACTTGGAATATTCAGCAGCCTTCAAGGTAGTAACATCTTTTGGTCAAAACTTCCTTGATGCCATTAATCCTGTTACACAAAGAATCCACCCAACATTCAATCAAATGATGGATACTGGTAGATTGAGTTGTGGCTCAGGAGGAAAAGGTAAAGGAGGTAAGACTAAAGATGATGATATTGCAGAGGAGGAAAATGAAAACAAGGACACTTCTACACAAGCAAATGATAAGAGTGTCAATGTTCAGCAGCTTCCAGCTACAGAAGAAACAAGAGCAGCATTTGTACCTGAAAAGGGACATTTGTTAGTAGATTGTGATTATGGAGACCAAGAGGGTCATGTGTTCACTGAGTTGTCTAATGATAAGGAGTGGATTGCATTCTACAATGACCCTAATCAAAGAGATGGACACTCCTTTGTAGCCAAGATGTGTTTCCCTAAAGACCTTGATGGGGTTGCAGAGAAGGATGTCAAGAAGGTAAGAAAAGACCTTAGAGATTTGGCTAAGAAGGCAAGGTTCTGTTTCAATTATAATGGTCAAGCTCCTACAATGGCAACTAATTGTAATATTCCTGTGGACTTTGCAACTGAGATTTATAACAACTATTTCAAGAGATTTAATGGTATAGCAAGCTATTTCAAGGTACAGAAGAGAGATATGTGGAATAGAGGCTATATCCTAATCTCAAAGATAACTGGACTAAGGGCATATATCTATGACTATCCTATACTGAAAGGTATTGAAAGGAGAAAGAATGGTATGGAAGATTTCTGGGATATATACAAAGCTGCAAGAGATAGTGGCAGAGTAATATCTGAGATTCCACCATCTGTCATGCAAGAAATTGCAAAGAAGTTTGCCCAAGGTGTTCCTATTGAAGAAATAGCTGTTAGGTATTCATATAAGGTTAAAAAAGCAGGTAAGGTAGAGGAAAGATTCATTGATATTAACAGGGAGACTGTATATGTGTCAGTGATGAAACACTTATGGAAGAGAAAGAGTGCTTCTGATAATCAGTCATGTAACTATCCTTCTCAAGGTACTGCTGCTGCAATGACTAAGATAGCAGGTATTAGATACTTTAATCATTTGGTTAATGATGGTCTTATATTCAAAGTCCTCATTCCTAATGATGTACATGATGAGTATCTGATAGAACCACCTGAGGAAATTGCAGAGCAGGAAGCTAAGAAGTTAAGTGAGTGTATGGAATATGCGGCTAATATCTTTTGTAAAAAAGTATCCATTAAGGCAGTTCCCGAACTGGCATCCTGCTGGGTACATTAAAAGGAAAAATAATATGGAACAGAAAGTTGATAATGTTAATCATCCTCCACATTATACATGGCTTAAAGATAAATGTGGAATTGAGGTGATTGATATAACAAGACACATGGATTTTTGCTTAGGCAATGCTATTAAGTATATACTTAGGGCAGGACATAAGCAGGATGCAAGCCTTACAGATAATCAGAAGGAAATTGAGGATTTGAAGAAGGCTATATGGTATATCAATGACAGGATAAAGCAATTAGGTGGTGAAGTATGACATTTATAATTCATTTCAAAGATGGACATAGAGAAACCTATAATAATAGGTATGATGAGGATGTAGAGCATGAGAGAGATGCAGCTTGGGATGATGTCTATGCTACATTTCCTGATGCAGAGTACATTGAGTCTTTCTAAGTCCATCATAGGAGGGTAGAAAGATGAGTGGGATTAAAGTTAGTGTTAAAACAAAGGCTAAAGAGACTCTGAAACTATCTAACCATCTAAGGTCATATCTTTTTGAACAGGAGTATGGTGAATTAAGTAACTGTACCCCTGCTCAAAAGAAAACCCTTAGAGATGCTTTGTTAGTTTTGAACTCTGTGGTCAGCAAGAGTAAATAATATAACAGAGAAGCAACTGAGATGGTAGAAAAGGAATAGAATACTTTGGAGGTTAAAAGGTATGGTAGGCTTTCCCTTTGAGGAAGGAGTACTTACGCCTCTTGAGAATGATAGACTGAATACTGCCTTTGGTATTATTAGAGGAGTAATTCAAGATTCAGTAGAGTCAAGTATTGAATTAGGATTTAATGCTAAAAAGAGGTGCCACTTTTGTGGGAAGCCTGTTGTGGAAGGTAGTGAGTACTGTAAAGAACATAAAGAATATATGGAGGAAAGACAATGCCAAAGATAATTTTATGCCGAGGTATTCAAGGTAGTGGTAAAACTACATGAGCTAAACAATGGGTACTTGAAGACCCTGAACATAGAGTAAGATTCAACAATGATGACATCAGAAATATGTTAGGTAAGTATTGGGT